AGCCTGTAAGGCAGTGTTCGCCAAGATCGAAACGGCGGGGCTGGGTGGCATAACGGAGAGCCAGATCACGCGCAGCGTGGGGGCATTCGCAAATATGGATAGGCGTAAGCGTGGAGACGTTCTGGACGCGCTGGCAAATGATAGGGGCATAGAGTGCCGCAATCTGAACGAGGGCAAGCGGGGCCGTCCGACTATGGCTTGGTTCTCTCCTAGCATCCAATGATTAACTGCATGATTTACTGCATCACTAAATATTGGGGTATTTGTCAATGATTTCAACAAGTTCTGATTTATTGTATTTACTGCATTTATTGCGACACCTTGGGGGGTATCTATACTCCTCACCCTCCACCCCCCTCATACATAGTTGGTGGGTAGGGGGTGGGGGGCAGTAATACACTATATATATAATAATAATAATAATAATAATATTATATATATAAATAAGGTACTTAGAGCGTTTCGATTTATTGCCTTTACGGCTCTGCAATAAATAAGCAGAAAATAAACTAAATAAATTAACGATGGCCCTTGATGTATCCGTAAATGTATCCTATATATAATTGTATAGAAACAGGGAGAGAACGAAATGACAACGATCACACTGAACCAAAACAAAATCAAAGTTAACGGACGCACAATCTATGACACATTGTGTGTAGAAAAAATTGAAAAAGTTTCTGGCGGTGTATGGGCTGGAGAAACAGACTGGGGCCATACGTTTCGTATTATCGGTGGGTCTGCTTCTGGTGGTGGCCGCAACGAATGGTTTTTAGAATTTCCACTTGGATACGGTGACCAAGCAGTTCGCGCCAACAGCGCAGTCGAATGCTTCAAGCTGATGGGTCGCGTTTAATCAACAGGGGGGCTACGGCCCCACCAACAATCTGGGAGAGAACGAAATGACAAAAACTTGGGTAGTGGTCAAAATGAAAAATACAAGCGCAGTGATGGCATGGCGTTGCTACGGTGACGTGGCGTGGGGTTCGGCTTTGTATGAAGTATTGGGTTATCACACGGGTAGCCACAAAGACGCAATTAAATCTTTTAAAAGGGAGGCAGCACAATGAGTGGCGCAACAGCAGCAGAGTTTAAAAAGTGGGAAGATCACGCCAAGAGCTTGGACGTAAACGCACTGCTCCACGTCATAGAAGACTGCCGCAATGCGCGGGAGGCAATGAAAGGCTGGAACCCAGTCAAAGAAAATTACTACGCCGATCAGGGCATGACCTATTCGGACGAACTCAGGAGGAGGATTAAATGAACAATGATGGCGCGGTGCGCGTCAAAAATAGACAGGCCGCATCCGTCACAAATAGGACGGCAAAAGTAACAGTTCCAGATGCACCGTGGGAGAGCGAACCAATGACCGAATACAAAGAACACCTCAAAATTTTAAATGACGCAGCATATGATGCGATCAGAAAATGCCCACACAAACACCCACACAAAGAATTGGCTGGTCTCATTCGCATTGCAAGAATTATCGATGATTTAATCGACAACATGGATACCATCAAATGAACCAATACGATCTCGACAAGTTGATAGAACTGCGTCAACAAATCAAAAGAATTAATCAAGCTGCAATGCGATCCATCTTCAATTCAGAAGCCACGCAAGTTCTAGAAGATTTAATACAGAAATGGGAGAATGAAATAAACTTTACAGATAGTAAAAAATCGCTATCTGTAAGCCACCATCTAAATATCAATCAAAGGAAGAAATAATGGAACTTCTAAAAATTCACGGATTAATAACCAACATTACCCAGCATTATTCAGCTTTTGCTGTAGACGCCGAAGGCCAAAACACCTTCATAACCAACAACCTCGCACGGTTCCTACAACTATCCGTGGGCGATCAGGTGCTAATGGATGTGGTGCCAAACCATCCAGACAAGGCCGAAACCATACCATACCGAGCAGTCGGCTGCGTTAAGATCAAGGAATGTGGCCCAACAGCACGTATCTCACAGGACGAGCCAGAAACAGATAATGGTGTGCTGGATCAGCTTCTGAACGAGTGGACAGAGCAAAAGCAATCGCCACAAGAAATTATGGAAACAATCAAATTTCTGCTCAAAGCCGCCGACACGTATCTCATAACTTCAGAGGTGATCGCAGCATACCGCGAAGAGCAGCCAGACCAAAAAGATGTCAGCGATAAAGATATCAATAATGCCTGCCACCGCCTGTTCAAGCAGTCAAAAATTGCAAGGGCTGAAGTCTGGGCAAAGCCAGATCAATCCAAGTGCAGCTATAACCTGTGGGCATTCGATGCGTCACGGTTCACGCTATGAGCTTAGAACGCATCGAAGAGTTGGGTCAAATTCTGTCAAAACTTGACCTGACAATACAACACATGCTGTCGTGCAAAATAACGCCAGATGACTTTCCAGACCTCAATGACGCACTCAAAATGCTAGAGGAAGCCAGAAAAATGCTGAGGGAAACATATCAAAACGTCAGGACAGATTATGACCGAAATTGACATAAAAGAAATCTTGGAAGCAATGCCAGACGAAATGAGCAACACCCAAGTTATGGCAGTAATCGCAACAATCATACACTCATATGATCTAGATCACATGTTTCCAGAAATTATGGTCGGCGCTGGGGAGGCGCTGTTTGATATCCACAGAAATCCAGAAAAAAGGGAAATGCAGTGACCAGACAGGCAATCAAACGAGAGCAGTTCAAAGTGAACCACCTGACATTTGAACTGACAGACACGACCTACGCAGTAATTGCGGGAGAGGCCGTACACGCAAAGGATCGACGCCCACTGTTCACGGGCGTCATAACCAAGGGAACCGCAACAGAGCTACGCAGGCTGGCTCACCAGTTTGATGAACGGGAGGATAAATTATGACCAATAAAAACATTCGAGGCAGTAAGCAAATGTCTCTGGAAGAGCTTAAAGAATTATACAGAGATTTATGCGACCCATCTCTCATAATGGCAGAGGCGCTGTTGTCCAGAATACACAAGCCATACGAGGCCGCAGAATATCTGACAAAATTTGTGGAATACAAAGCAAAGATTATGCTTGAAGAATTATTAGAGGAAGCAGTCGAAAATCAGGAGGATAAATTATGATCGTTAAATCTTGGCAGTTTAGGGGCTACGAGTGGAGCCAAGATATGCCGAAATGGCTGGAGCCAGAATGCTCAAAACGTGCGGGAAGCGCACACCTGTGGATACACACGCAGGAAGGTGAGACGGGCGCAGCGTCAGGGCAGTGGATCGCAATCAATATGCGAGGCCACGTCAGCATACACAACACAAAGCCCGACGGCTGGGGCAAAGAAATTATCGCAGGCGCTGCCTTCGCAACCCTTGTCGCAGTTGTCGCAATCGCAATGATGGTGATATAAATGGAAGACTTTAACGTAAAAATAACCGTAAGAAATAATAGATTGCTACAGGCAATTCGTAAGAAATATGAATCCGTGGCAGACCTGTCGCGCAAAATGGGCCGCAGTCAGGGGGCAGTTAATGCCCTCGTAACTATGAAAGTTAAACCTATAAACGAAAAAGGCTGGACAAACCTTGCGTTTGATGTCGCCGCAATGGTCGGAAAGGAGCCAGTAGAAATATGGCCCGAAAACCTGCAAGATATCAGGCTATCAACATCAACGTCCGAATTTACTATCGATATGGATGGCGTGAAACAAATAATGTCAGACAACTCAACAGAGAAAATGATAGCCCACTCGCAAGTGTTGCAGCAACTTGATACTCGACTAACCGACAAGCAGAAAAAAGTAATAGATATGCGCTTCAAACAAAATATGAGCCTAGAAGAAACTGGAAAAGTTTTAGGCTTGAGCCGTGGGCGCGTAATGCAGATCGAATGCCAGTCGTTAAGAATGATGAAATATGATGCCAAGGTTAATGGATACCTAACGTCAGTCACAAATCATGGTAGAGTTGTTGGACATAAAAAAACCGACAAAGGGTGCGAACTGTTTGATTGAGTAAGCCCCGCCTCGGCGGGGATTTTTTATCATAAGAACGACAACCCTTTTTTTTAATTTAATTTTGTATTATATGAAAATAACAGGAGGGCCGTATCATGGCGAAAAAAACAACCAAGAAACAACCAGCCAAAAAATCAGTCGGTAGGCCGAAGTTTAAAATTACAGAAGAAGTTCTTGCAAGCACAGAAACGCTGATGGCAAAGGGACTGACAAAAGAACAGTGCGCTGGAATGCTTGGAATTTCAGTCTCCACCTTCATGCTTCATCAGGCAGAAAATTCGGAATTTTCAGACGCCATAAAAAGGGGCGAGGCAATGGGGATCGACGCCGTGACTAACGCCCTGTTTGAAAATGCTACCGTCGAGCGCGACAACACAGCCATCATTTTCTTTCTAAAAAACCGTGCAGGCTGGAAAGATGTCAAAGACATGAACGTGAAAGACGAAAAAATAATTACACTAGACCTCACAAGGATCGGGATCAATGAACTCAGCGCACTTGAAGCAGCTTTTGAGCAGCCTCACATTGGAGCAAGTCCGAGCCGAAAAGTACCGCAGATCATTGAGGGAGTTTACGAAAGCCGCATGGCCGACGATTGAACCGGGCGTCGATTTCAAAAACAACTGGCACATCGATGCCATCAGTGATCATCTCCAAGCCGTGGCCGAAGGCGACATCAAGCGCCTAATCATCAACGTGCCGCCACGACACATGAAATCAATCAGCGTGGCCGTGGCGCTGCCTGCGTGGACTTGGGCCACACAACCCCACAAGAAGTTCCTCTATGCGTCCTACGCCTCCTCCCTGTCGATCAGGGATAGCGTGAAGTGCCGCAGGCTGATCGATAGCCCGTGGTACAAGGCGCACTTCGGTGACAAATTTAAGCTGACCGACGATCAAAACCAGAAGCAGCGGTTTGAAAATGATCAGACAGGCTATAGGATCGCCACCAGTGTCGGTGGTGCGCTAACTGGTGATGGTGGTGACATCATCTGCATCGATGACCCACACAACAGTGTGGAGGCCGACAGCAGCAAAGTAAGGGAGGGTGTGCTGGAGTGGTGGGATCAGGCCATGCAGACGCGCCTCAACGATCCGCAGACGGGCGCGTTTGTCATCATCATGCAAAGATTGCACGAACAAGACCTCACGGGACACATACTCGCCAATGAGCTAGGCAATGAGTGGGATCACCTATGCCTGCCTGCCAGATATGAGATCGGCCACCCAACGCCCAACAGATCAAGCCTTGGCTTCACAGACCCACGAACAGCCGAGGGTGAGCTACTGTGGCCCGACAGGATGGATGAGAAGACCCTGACCACCCTAGAGCGCAGCCTTGGCTCCTACGCAGCCGCAGGGCAGCTACAGCAGCGGCCAAGCCCCAAGGGCGGTGGCATACTCAAGTCAAGCTGGTGGGTGCCGTGGGAAAAAGAAAATTTACCTGACAATATCGAATATGTAATCCAGTCTTGGGATACAGCCTTTGAAACAAAGGAAAGCTCTAGCTTCAGCGCCCGTACCACTTGGGGCGTATTTAAGCATCAAGGATATGACTGCGCCATTGTGCTGGAGGCGTGGTACGACAAGGTGAGCTATCCAGAGCTACGCAAGCTGGCACAGGAAGCATACGATGATTGGGAGCCAGACGCAGTCTTGATTGAAAAAAAGGCGTCAGGGCAAAGCCTTCTGCAAGACCTCAGAATGGCAGGGGTGCCAGTGCTGGCGTACAGTCCAGACCGCGATAAAGAAGCTCGCGCACACGCCGCATCTGCCCTTCTGGAAGACGGCAGAATATTCTATCCCAAGCGCAAATGGGCCGAAGATTTGATCTCAATATGTGCCGCCTTCCCTGCTCACCCAAATGATGATATCGTTGACACTTGCACCCAAGCATGGCTAAGACTGCGTAAGGGCTGGTTCCTTGGTCACACTGAAGACCTGACTGAAGATGACGAACCAGAACCACAAAGGATAACTCTCTATGGCTGATCCAAATGTAATCCCGTTTGCCGAGGGCGCACCCGCAGATGACCTGATGATTGAAGAGCTACCTGACGGTGACGTGCTGATCGGTGATCCAGAGCTTGACGATATCGATGAGAGCGACAGCGGATTTGACGCCAACCTCGCAGAAGAAATTGACGCACGGGAGCTATCGGCAAAGGGCGCGGAGCTTGTGTCGTATTACGAGAACGATGAAGCCGCCAGAGACGAGTGGAAAACCCGATACAAGGCTGGCCTCAAGACCCTAGACCCAGATGGGGGGCTAGATGAAAGCGAAGACGAGAGGGCCACCCGTGGCCTGTCTATCGTTGTTCACCCCCTGATCGCAGAAGCGGCAACCCAGTTTAATGCCAAGGCCATTGCAGAGCTTTATCCGTCAGGTGGCCCGATCAAGTCGGTCATCATTGGTCAGCCCGATGAAGAAATCGAAGAGCAGGGCCGCAGGGTCAGAGAATTTATGAACTACCAGATCACAGAGGAAATGCCCGAATACTTTCCCGATCTGGATCAAATGCTGTTTCACCTACCGCTGGTCGGCCAGACGTTTAAAAAGGTTTGGTGGGACGTAAACCTCGACAGGCAGTGCAGCCAGTTCGTCAAGGCCGAAGATTTCTGCGTGGCTCCAGATAGCAAAGACCTCTACACATCCCCACGCTACACACACATCATCAGAATGCCGAAAAACGAATATAATCGCTACGTGGCAAACGGATACTACCTCCAGACAACCGATGACGGCAGCGGAGATATCGATCCAGCCGACAGCGTAATTGGCGAAATCGAGGGCGTCGATGAATACGACAACAACGATGACGTAATCACACTGCTGGAAATGCACCTCTATGATTTGTTTGACGGCATTGATGGCGAGGAAATGGATGAGGACGATCAGGACGATAACGCTGTCGCCCTGCCCTACTGCATCACAATCGATTACGATAATCAAAAGATCGTGTCGGTCAGGCGCAATTGGCGCGAAGACGATGAGCTAAAGAAACGCCGCGACTGGTTCGTGTCGTATAAGTTCCTGCCGGGTTTAGGCTTTTATGGCTTTGGCCTCTATCACATGATCGGTGGGCTGGGCAAAGCGGCGACAGGATCGCTTCGCGCCCTGCTCGACAGTGCCGCATTCGCAAATATGCAGGGCGGGTTCAAGCTGCGTGGCCGTGTGACTGGCGGCGATCTGCAAGTATCTCCCGGTGAATTTGTCGATCTCGACAGTACCGTCGATGACGTGACGAAGGCCATTATGCCGCTGCCGTTTAAGGAGCCGTCAGGTTCGCTGTTTAATCTGCTGGGCTTTATGGTCGATGCGGGACAACGCTTTGCGTCCACAGCCGATCTCAATGTCGGTGACGTAAATCCCAACGCGCCAGTGGGCAGCACCGTGGCCCTGATTGAGCAGGGATCAAAGGCGTTCAGCGCAATTCACAAGCGCCTGCACTACGCGCAGGGCCAAGAATTTAAAATGCTGGCGGCTCTAAACGCAGAAAATCTGCCAGAAGAGTTTACGTTCTCACGCGCTGGCGCAGCCGAAACGATCTATGCCGCTGACTTTGATGAGCGCATTGACATCGTGCCTGTGTCCGATCCCAACATATTTAGCACCGCCCAGCGCATCGCGCAGGCACAGGCCGTTCTGCAAATGGCGCAGGCCGCGCCTCAACTTCACGATATGTACCAAGCGTACAAGCGCATGTACGAGGCGATCCGCATCCAGAACATCGATGAAATACTGAAAAAGCCAGAAGAAGCTGTCCAGATGGACTGCATCGATGAAAATATGAGCGTGATGTATGGCAAGCCAATTCGTGCATTCATTGAGCAAGACCATGAGGCGCACATCGCGGTGCATATGCAATTTTTGCAAGACCCATCTTTGGCAGGCAACCCCGGCGCTAAGACCATGCAGCCGATCCTAATTGCCCACATCGCGGAGCATATCGCGCTTCTGTATCGCCTCAGAATGCAGGCAGGCGTGGCAATGGAAC